AAAACCGCTGTAGCACGCTAAGCAAGTTATTAACAATCTAAGAAAAAAATGAGAATTTAGAGAAAAAAGTTAGAGAAAAATTTTTTTTTCCCAACAATATTGATTATATTTAAATATAACAAAAAACAATTAAAAACGGAACAATGGTAAACTACTCTGACAAACCACAACTCGCACAGGACCTCAACGAAACCAATGACTGCTTCGTTCGTGCCCTGGCCATCTCTGCTAATATCTCATACAACGAAAGCCACGGTATTGCCGAGGAGCTGTTCAACCGTAAGACTGGCGAAGGTACCCAGAACGTGGAGGCTACCATTCGTTCCAAAGAAGGTCGCAACTACTTTACCCACCGTAACATTGAATTGGAAGATGTCAACCATACCTACGTCCGCCGAGATAAAAAGGTACACGCTCTGAACATCCGCGGATTCTACAACCGCTACGGTAAAGGAAGCTACCTGGTATTGGTCAACAAACATGCCCTCGCAATCGTGGATGGAGTAATCCAGGACTGGGAGAACGCTAAGAAACATATTGGCCGTACGGTGGAAGCTGCCTACCGTGTAAAGAACAACCGTCAACAAACTCTCTTCGCATAATCTAATACAACATGGATAAAAACAATCGATACCCTAACGGATACCTGCCTAAGATCCAATACTGGGCTGAGGTAATGGCTGAAGCCGCGCATAGCGGAGACTTTGAAATGGTCCAACATGCCAAAGGCAAAATTGAATACTTCTTCGTGAAGGAACACGTTAACCGCTTGCCAATTGAACAACAGAAGTAATGGAATGGATTATCCTTGCCGCCATTATTGGCTACTCTTTCTGGATCTCATATTACATGGACGGAAATTGTTAATAACTTTAGTGAAAAAAGTCCTAGAAATATTTTCAATTCCCAAACAAATTGATTATATTTATAATATACAAAAATAAACGGAATATGGTACAATACACAAACAAGTTTCAGGTCGAACTCAAAAATGACCTACTGATGATTAAGGACAAACAAGGTAACCTCCTTAAGGCTATGACGGTTCCAGTAATTAACGCTGTGGAACGTATGAACGAAATGGTCGCTAAGTTGAAGGAAATGGAAACTAAAAAGTCTAAGTAATCATGGCAGTAAGTAAATTGAACAATCGTCTGACTCAAATCTCAAATGTCAAATACGCTGATGGCCTATTTGATGCTCACAAAACCAATACCCCACTGGATGGACTATTCTCTATCGATGGTGGTGTTCCTAAAGCAACCAACTGGATGGTGGTAGGAGACCCTGGTGTTGGTAAGTCTACTGTTACACTCGATATTATTGCAAATGCTAAGGCGAGTGGATCTAAGGTACTTTTCATTAGTGCCGAAATGAACCAAGTGGATCTGTACCTCTATGTAAAGCGATACCCTAAGTTTGGTGAATTGGATATCTTCTTCCCTCAGGATATCTCTGACGATGAGGATCCACGTAAAGTCCTGGAAGGTATTCTGAATGAAGGGTACGATATTGTACTGATTGACTCATTCGTGGAACTCCAAGAAACTATCCGTGAACATGCTAGGATGACCCGTAATGGATCAGAGAAGTGGTTATTGGATATGATGTACAAACAAAACCTTGGACAGAATAAAGGTGGTAACTATACCTCGTTCCTTAATATCCAACAGGTTAACAAAGGCGGTACATTCGTTGGTTCCAATAAACTGAAGCATATGACCACCGGGATGATGGAAATCCGATTTGTAGATGAACGCACACAGGATGAAAGGTACGTAGTATTCTCTAAGAACCGCCGAGGACATGTTGGAAAACAAATGTTCTTTGACCTTTCTGCCGCAGGTGATGTTACCTACGATACCGAACGATTTAAGAAAGCCGAATCTCTGAAGCAACTGAAAAAGAAGGAAAAGGAATTGGTCAAAAAGGATGGCCTTGAATTTGACAAATTATTCGGTCTTAAGGATGAGGTTAGTGAATAAATAATCAGGGAGAGAAAAAAGAGAGAGACCAAGAAAAAAGTCCTAGAAAAATTTTCAATTCTCAAAACAATTGATTATATTTACAATATAAATTAAAAACGGTAAAACAAATAACTGATATGAAAAGTATTACTACTCTGTCGCAATCTGCCTTCGACAATAAAAAGGCTGAAGCCATCGGTAATGAACTGATGCGTAAAGAAATTACTCTGTCCGAGTTTAATGTGGTTGACAATAACCATATTGAAATTGATGGAATTAAGATCGAGGTAACTGATAAGGCTTTCGGCAAACTGCTTGGCCGCCTTCGTATTCCTAAAGCATTCGCTAAGCGATTCTCTGAAGGATTCGGAAACGACGGTTTGCGTCAATTGGTTCAAATGATGAAATCAATGAAATCAAGCCATAACGACCAAACGGTTACTCTGTTGGTTGATCCATCCACACGTAAGATTACTGATATCTTGCCTGCAGGGTATGCTGCAATCTCAAACGAATCATTCATTGATTTTGCATCCCGTTATATCGACCAATACAATCTGGGTGTAACTCATATGGGATCTTCTCAATATGGTGGTACTCAAATTAACTGTGTGGCTCCGAACTCAATGTTCCATGTACCTGGAATGAATAACGAGGTATTTAATACTGGTGTTACCTTCCGCAATACTCCAACTCGTGGATTGGAAGTAAGCCCGTATTTGGAACGTCTGATTTGTGCCAATGGTATGACCTCAACGGCATTCGCTGAAACCTATGGTCTTCATAACCTCAACGATAAAAACATCAATGAGTTTAATGAACATATGATCCGAATGGCTTCTACAGGATTCCAACCAGTAGGACTTGCTGATAACATTAAAAAGGCTCATAATACTGATGCCTCTCTGGCTGAACTCCAAAAGGCTGCCTCTGCAATCCTTTCTACTGATAAGACTGTAGATTACGATTATATTCAAAGGTATGTTCCAGTAGAACGCGCCATGAAGGCCTACAGTTCGCTTGGTGCTGACCCTAATACCTTTACAAAGGCTCAAATGAAAAATGCCAAAAGCGGTATGTCTGTTTGGGATGTAGTAAATGGTATGACCAATTTTGCCTCTAACGATAACCGATACAATATCGATGATAGCCGAATGGGGAATCTAATGGTTACCGCAGGTAATATCTTGTGTAAGAAGCAATATGATACTGAAGGAGTATTGGACGTCAATCCATTCGCTCACCGCGACCTCCTTACTACTTCTGAAGCGGCACGTGTCCGTGGAGAAGCATAACAATTGATTATGAAATAAATCCTGGTTTTTCCGTTTACCTCCAGGTAGGGGCCACTGTAATAGGTGGTCCCTTTTTTTGTGCCTATTTTTCACACAAAAACTCACACATTCTAGAGTGGGTCTAGCAGGAGAGGTAAAAAAGCCTATTTTGGAGGTAAAAAAGCCCACATTTTAGGCATTATTTGGGCCCTCTACTAGCTATAGCCATCTAGATAGCCCTCTAGAGCCCATATATACCGCTCTAGAACACATAATAGCTCTAAAATAGCACTCTAGAAGCACCTCTAGACACACAATATAGCCCAAATATAGGAATATACGGCTCTAGAGCCCTATAGTGCCATACCTCAGCTATCTCACCCAACCACCAGCTCCCGCTAAAAACAACCAAAAGGGCATAATCCCTGTAGTAGTCTATGTAGTGGTGGTAATAGCGGTCTACAAGGAAATACCCTATTATAGCCTGTAGGGGGCCTGTACAGGCAGTTTAACGGTTGTAGCAGGTAGTACTATGGTTTAGCTCTAGTAGCTCTAATAGCTGTAGTCTGTCTATTGTCCTTTAGCAATGTCCTTATCCTCTATTAGTCCTTTGTGGTGGTGGTAGCTCTTAGTCCTGCATAGCTATGGTCTGGTGGTCTATGTATAGTCTAGAGAATAATTCCCTTCAAGTGTAATTTTCTCTTTTCTTCTGGATGTGCTAGTCGGCCCATGGGTTTGAGCCCACATAAAAATTCTAGCCTGAAAATTTGCTAGTATCCAGAATGTGACTAGTAACTCAAAGTCTAGTAGGGTCATGTCTAGTCTGGAAAAATTTCTGTCCTGTAAAAAATCCTTGTCCAGAAACTTTCAGAAAGGAGGTCTACTTGTTATAGTTATACTGTAATTAACAAATACTAATAACATGACTACATTCTTAAGTGATCATACAAACCAAACCGAGGCCCTCGCCTCCATCGCGGATTCCCTAGCCGCGATCAGTGTATGTGCTCAATGGGCTACTGTAACTCTAATCGCCGTCACTATTGCTCGTTTCGCTCTGTGGCTAACAACTCCCCAAAACAACTAACTCTATGAAACTTCTGTTCTGCCAATCCTGTAACGACATCTTCCGTCTCTGGTCGGACCAACCCAGTCGTTGCCGTTGCGGCGCGTCTTCGGGAATGTACCAACCTAACTGTGTCCATGCTTCCTACAGTGGACCGGCAGTACCTCTGGGTATCTCAAATGGTACCTTTCAGTCTGCGTTAGAACGGAAGGACTCCGGGGGACCATACGCCTTTTACGAACGCGAGTTCAAGGCCTTTGTTATTGAAAAGGATTGCCCTACCTTTGTCCATATTGGTGGCGATGAAACTATTGATTAATTTGACAATATAATAAACTGAAATGGTTAATACTATACTTATGAACCTTAGATTGAATAAACGCAAATGGATTCGTATCGCTGAAACTGCGGTACTATGGATTATGAATGGCTTTTTGGTGTCATTGATATTTTGCCTGGTTATGGCTTTCAGTATTGCTACATGTCACCTATTTGGATGGGACACTTCATGGGCTGATAGTATATGGCAAACTCTTGGCTAAGGGAACTATGTGCTGCTATGTGCGAATGTGCGACCGCCATTTGAAAATGTGCCGAACCTCTAAGAAAAAGAAAAACCCTACTTTATTCTAACAACTCTTTCAGAATAAACCTTTGGTAGTTATAATTACTACAAATAACAAACACTTTATTTTAACCCAATAATTTTTACATCATGTCGCGAAATCTTAATGACTGGATGATTAAGGAACCCGTAAAGGGTAACCATTATAAGCTTTGGAAACTCCTCCCTGGCTCCGTGTTTACTATCTCTACTCCAATTGGTCCCGTGCCTTACCAGGTGATGGAACAAAGGGGTACTCTTACGAAATGCCAGAGTGGAGATAAGACTACTTCGATGGATTCCTCTATTGAAGTAATCTATACCGAAACTATACCTGCAACGGCAGAGTAAAGCTCACACATACTTTTCGAGTTCTGCACCTCTACATTATTTTATAGGTGCTATCAATCTGGGGATGTAGCTCAGTTGGTTAGAGCAGGACTCTTATACAGTCAAGGTCATGGGTTCAAGTCCCGTCATCCCTACAACTCGCGTGTGAGGTTTAAAGCGACCGTGCGCTTAACCACGGATTTACTAAAAAGGTCTAGGTGATTCCTTTTAAGCCTAGTCCATAAAATTAATAAAGGATGCAAGCAATGGCATTACCTGTTAACCTATTGCCTAAAGATATTATTACGGGTGTACTCCGATACTCGTGGAGGACTATAACATCGAGTAGAGAAGGTGAAGCGTGTATGCCACTGTCCTGAAAAGGCAGGCGCACACCAACTCGATTATTAATATTTTTAAAAAATGTATGATAAAGAAAAAGACCCTGCCTTTATTGACAATCCGTATCTGACTGATTATGATCTAATGATGAGTCCTTGTGATAACCCAAACCCCCCATCATGGTGTGAAGGGACAGGCGGTCCGTGTAACAACCCAAATCATGGACCATATTGCGATGGTGTACATAGTGTTCCAATTGATGGTGGGTTTTTACTTTTGACCATTTCTATGATTTATGGTATGTACTTAATTCGTGCGTAAGTAAAAAAGCTTATCATTATCAAATTTGATATAACCTCGTAGCTCAGTTGGTTAGAGCATCTCACTTTTAATGAGAGGGTCCTGGGTTCGAGTCCCAGCGGGGTTACTTAATTTAAACTAAGTATAAATGCATAGTAAAAGTAGAGGCTCGCCTAATGTTTGATTTTCCTTAAATCAAAACAATGCGTAAGTTACGTAAATGGCGAGTAGAGATTATCCATGTTAATGGGTACACCGCTCCCTCCATACATGTCTGGACTGAGGGCGACAGATTATGGAAAGCAGAAGCTAATGCTATTAAGACTGCAAAGTCACAGAGCAGATTGGCTGACTTCCCTCAGTATACCTTTAAGGCGGTTCACTTAAACCCTGAACCTTCTGAGGAGTAAATCAATTAGGTGGTCGGTTTCTATCGGCCACCTAATTAAACTAAATAGGAGCTAAGCAATATAATAATAAATCCTAATTAAGATAAAATGACTAAAGACGATTTTAATGGACCTAGAGTCCTTGTTGATTTTTGGGCTCAGTGGTGTGGTCCGTGTAAAATGATGAAACCGCGAATTGAAAAATTTGCTAAAGCTAATCCAGATATTGAAGTTATCTTTTGTAATGTAGATGAAGAGCATGAGATTGCTCAACATTACGGTATTAGAAGTATTCCTACTCTTATCTATTTTGAAGATGGTGAGGTTGTAGGTAAGAAGATTGGTAATGTTGCGGATAGTCAAATTAATGAATTAGTTGGAAAGCAATCGTGATACCTAACATATACATATTAATCTATTTCTCACTAGGTGTGGGAATAGCCTTCTGCTTTGATTTAATCTATTCTTCTATGGACATGGAATCTGCTACTTGGCAGGAAAGACTGTTGTGGATTGTAGCATGGCCTATCTTTGTTATGATCTTTATCTATGGTCTCTATAAGGACGATGAAGAAGATGAATAAATTTTTCTAATTACTCTTTCAATAATACATCTAACCTGTTATAATTTAACTGTAACAAATAATAAATAAATGGAAAAAATTACTGCACCGTTTGCTGCTGCATTCATTCTAATTATGGGTGGATTGTTATTGGCACTCCTGTTGGCATGGCCGACTCAACTGCTTTGGAATAGCTGTTTAGTACCTGCTATTAATCCTATCAATGAAATTACTTTTTGGCAAGCCTTAGGAATGAATGTATTATTCTCTATCTGGTTTGGCACTGGAGTAAAACATAATCAATCCAAGAAATAAAATGAATGCCGCTGTGGTGAAATTGGTAGACACGAGGGACTTAAAATCCCTTTCGCCGAACGGTGAGTGCCGGTTCGAATCCGGCCAGCGGTACCAATCTTAAATTAATAATTATGGCAAATTTTAAAGAAGGCGACAAAGTCAAATGGATTTCTAAAATGACTATTGTTCCACACCCAGAAGGAAAGACTGACCGCAAAGGTGAAGTACTTCCAGTGTTCCGTGAAAAAGAAATGACAGGTCGAATCATTGGGCCATGTTCAAAAGGATGGACCGTAAGACCTAATTGGGCAGAGAAGTATAAAGACGCAATCTGCGGTGAACGCTACTATGATAAGACTATCGCAGAATCTGAACTTAGCCTTATCTGATCATGAGTATTGAAGTAAAAGAAACTCATGAATTTGAAATGCCAATGGATATTCAAATCCAAGAGTCAAGCGAAGTTTGGTGGGCATCTACCATCGAATATGATCTTACCGTTAATGGTGAGGAATGGACAGTAAGGGTTGCTGAAACTCCTAAGGGTACTGACTTCTATTATTTTACCGAAGACGGTTGGGAACCCTTTACTGAAGAAGGTGAGGAACCTGTACTTGATGCAATTTATGAAGCATGGTCTGATGGCGAATTAACACACGGTTAATGATATGGACCAGTAGCTCAGTTGGATAGAGCATCTGCCTTCTAAGCAGACGGTCACAGGTTCGAATCCTGTCTGGTTCACTAATGAAGAATGAATATGAATATTAAATGGAACGGAGAGTATGAGGATTAAACAATTCTTTCGTAGGCTTAAAAGGGTATGGGATTTTCTGCCTATCATTTGGAAAGGCGATGATTATGATTATCAATACTCAATTGACCTCTTTAAGTATCAATTGGATAGGACGGCTGATTACATTCAAGATAGAGGATTTATTTCAGATGCAGATAATGTTGCTTCACGTATTCGTACTGCTACTCGATTGATGGAAATGGTGTATGATGATGGTTATATGTCTGAAGCTTGGTCTTACGAAGGGAATGATAAAATTAAACAGGCAGTTGAAAAAGCGGATAAGGCTGAAAGGATTCTTTGGAAGTTTATTGGTCATAACATCCGTAAGTGGTGGGATTAATGAATATATAAAAAAATAACAAAGAATATGATAAACATTTATGGAACTGGCGAATGGGCCAAGAAAATTACTTCACTTCTTAATGTAGGAGAATATGGTCAATATGATTCTACTGATTATGACCAAGCACAAGCAGACTTACCTTGGATAATTGCATTAGAGGATGGAAATGATCGTCTTACTATTGCTAACAGTATTTTAAAAGGTTCTACCTTTTATCAATTATTTGATGGATGTAAAAATCTTAATGATGTTACTGTAGGTGAGGGACTAGTTGTTGGTTGCTGTTCTTTGGTTAGACCAGGTACCGTTATCGGTGACCAGGTTTACATTGGAGCAAATTCAGTCATTGATATTAACTGTGACATTGGCGACGGTGTAACTATTGGAGATAATGTAACCGTGTATGAGGGTGTTACTATCCCTGCCAATACTGAGATACCTTCTGGTTCAGTTGTAAAAAATTCCTAATCCTTTGAGGTTTTATTCTCTTAGGTTAAGACCGGTTTATCCGGTCTTTTTTAGTTTGTAAACAATATTAAGAAATTGCATATAATAATAAATCATAAATAAAACAAAAATATGGAAACACTTTATTTTACTTTAGGTGTACTTACGGTCCTTGTTATTCTAGGGGTCATAGGTATTGTTAAGGTTTGGGGAAAAGTTCAACAGTTATCTTTAGTTGAAGACGATCTTAGAGACCACATTAATTTAATTGCAGATGATCTTAATTCTGAATTAGAAAAAATGTATAAACAAAACTTAGAAGACTTAAGTCGTATTGAGAATGGTTTCACTGAAGAAACGTTTGAATTAAGCAGAACGATGGATTCTCGTTTGGATAAGTTTGAGCACAAGATTGATTCAAAGATGGATAAATTTGATTCAACTCTAGGAAGTCTTATAGTTAAGTTTAACAAGTAATAAAACCGTGAACGGTATTTTACCCCTTGGTGTAATTGGCAACACGTCTGATTTTGGTTCAGAAGAGCGTAGGTTCGAACCCTGCAGGGGTAACTCTCGGGATGTGGCGCAGTTGGTAGCGCACCGCGTTTGGGACGCGGGGGTCCTAGGTTCGAGTCCTAGTATCCCGACGAAAGGGCTGCAGAATATTCTGCGGCCTTTTTTTTATAAAAGGATTACCTTAAAGAAAGCTAACGAGTTTCACTCGCTCCTAAGCTAACTTTAATTAATCATATACTTTCTTTAATAACTAAATTAATCAAAACAAATCATGAAGAAAACAAAACATTTAATTATTTCAGGGTTAATGACATTACTCACTACGAGTATGTTTGCCCAGATTACAGGCCAAGTAAAAGACTTGGCTACTAATGAACCTATTCCAGGTGCTAACATTATTGTTACTGGCACACAGGATGGTACAATTACTGATATGGATGGTATGTTCAAGCTTGGAGTGGAGCCTGGGACACCATTACAAATTTCATTTATCGGTTATGCTACATTAGATGTAGAGGCCACGAATGAAATGAAAGTTTCATTATCTATATCTGATAATGTACTAGGCGAAGTTTCAATTATTGCAAACGTTGCCGATTTTGCTAAGATCAGAGAAACACCAGTTGCAGTATCAACTATTGGTCCTTCTGAAATTTCTCTAAAGATTGGAAACCAAGAATTTCCGGAAATTATGAATACCACTCCTGGTGTATATGCAACCAAACAGGGAGGTGGTTACGGTGATTCTCGGATTAGCCTTCGCGGATTTGATCAACGTAACACATCATTCCTTATTAACGGTCAACCTGTTAATGACATGGAAAACGGTTGGGTGTATTGGTCTAATTGGCAAGGTTTAACTGATGTTGCATCAGGTATCCAAATCCAAAGAGGTCTAGGTGCTTCTCGTCTTGCTGTACCTTCTGTAGGTGGAACTGTTTCTATTTCTACTCGTGCTGCTGATAAAGAAGAAGGTGGATCTGTGGCGGAGACTATCGGTAATGATGGTTATAATAAAACATCTATTGTCTATAACACAGGAAAAAATGATAATGGATGGGCATCCTCATTCTTATTAAGTAAGTGGGCAGGTAATGGATATGTTTATAATACTTCAGGTGAAGGTTGGACATATTTCGGCGCAATAGGTTATGAACCTGAAGGTTCTAATCATAAGCTTAACTTATCCGTTTTAGGAGCTGGGCAATGGCATAATCAACGTGATGTGTGGGTTTCTATTAGAGACTTCCAAAACTTCGGCGATCCTAATGATGATGGTATAGACCAGCGATGGAATTCCAACGGTGGTACCTTAAACGGTGAAGAATACAGTATGCGTCGTAATTTTTATAACAAGCCATTAGCTACATTTAACTGGGATTGGGATATTAATGAAAACCTTACTCTTAATACTTCAATTTACGGATCTGCTGGTAGAGGTGGTGGAACTGGTCCTCGAGGTAAAAACTATGATGTTTTACCTTATCGTAAAGACTTATATGAATTTATGTATGAGGATAGTGTAACGCAATTCCGTAATGATGATGGTACTGTTAACTATGATGCAATCGTAGCAGATAACCAAGCAGGTGCTGGTGATGGTTACGGTGTAACAGATTCATTGACATCGAGCCCATTCTACGGTCAATTAGTTGGATCTAATGGTTATGACGAGAATGGAGTATATAGTGGTGGAATGGTTCGTAGAGCTTCCATGAATTCTCATGATTGGGTTGGTGCAATCTCAAATCTCCAATATGAAAAAGGGAATTGGAGAACATCACTCGGTTTAGATCTTCGTAGGTATAAAGGTTATCACTATCGTGCTATGAATGATCTTCTTGGTTTCGATGCTTACTATTCAACAGGTAATGATAATAACAGTGGTCAATTTATTAATACTACTGTTGATGCATCACCTTTCCAAAACACTGGACTTAATGGACCTAAAATTGATTACTACAATGTAGGTAATGTTAATTGGGCAGGTGTTAATGGTTTGGTTGAATATAGCAGTGAGGATAAATTAACTGCGGTTCTCCAAGGTGGTTTATCCAATCAGTCTTATCAGAGAGAAGATTATTTTGACCAACCTAATAACCCTATATCTGATGTTGCTAACATTGGTGGTGGATATCTTAAAGGTGGTGCCAACTATAACATAGATAATAAAAATAACGTCTTCTTTAATGCAGGCTTTATTTCTCGTCAGCCTATGTTTGATGGTGTCTTCCCAAGCTATGCTAATAACATTAATGATGATCTTCAGAATGAAGAAATCAAATCTGTTGAATTAGGATACGGTTATATAGGAAGTGAAGTAACAGTTAAAGCAAATGTATATGCAACTACCTGGGGTAATAGATTCCGCTCTTTGTCATTAACCAATGCACAAGGCATAGACGGTTTTGCACAGTTTAGTGATATTGACGTTCAACATAATGGTATCGAATTGGAGGCTACTTATAGACCAACCAATCGCCTTAAGTTTAACGGGATGCTCTCTGCTGGTGATTGGCGATATACTAAAGATTTTACTGCTACATTATATGATGATCAGCAACAAGAAATCGGTAATGGTACTCTTTACTTAAAGGATGCTAAAGTTGGTGATGCTGCACAATTTACTGCAAATGCAGGAGTTGATTATAGAATAGGTAAATTTAATGTAGATGCTCGCTATCGTTTCGTTGACGGTTTATATGCTGACTATGCAATTACAGATTCTGAATTTACTAATCCTGATAACTTAGGCGCACTTCAGTTGCCTTCATACGGATTAATGGATTTAGGAACAACTGCAAGGTTTGAACTATTCGGTCATGACGCTACATTTAGAGTTAATGTAAATAACGTTCTAAACACCACATACATTGCCGAGTCAAATACTAATATCCATGCTGATGAAACATCAGATACTTGGAATGGTGTTGATACTCGTAACTTTGTTTGGTTTGGTTTCGGAAGAACATGGAACGCTTCACTTAAGTATAATTTCTAAAAGCCTTTATCATTAAAGAAAGTATTAGGGAGAGGGGCAATTGCCCCTCTCTTTTTTGTCAATAAACAATCGTGAAATATTCAATATAAATATTAATAAATACCAATTATGATAATAGTAAGAAACAATGGTAAAGATTCCATTGACAAAATGCTTAAGAGATATAAGCAAAAGGTTAAAAAGACAAAACTTATTAAACACCTAAGAGAAGGTAAAGAGTACGTTAAACCCTCTGCTGCAAAAAGGATTAAAAAGCAAAAGGCGATTTACATCCAAAAGATTAGAACCGAGGAAGAAAAAAATTCCTAAAAAATTTTCAATTCCCAATTTTATTTGTTATATTTAAATAAATTAATCAATTATGGATAATGTAACTTTCGACCTTAACGGTAATCAAAACACAGTTATCTTTGATCTTGATGGCACTATCGCAAACATCGATGATCGGAGGTCTATTTCCACAAAGGATAGCGGTAAGATGGACTGGGATAAGTTTTTTGATCCTGATAACATTGCATTAGATAAGCCTAATGTACCTGTTATTCAGATGATGAAGATCCTTAAGTCTCAAGGGCATTTTATTGTAATCTTTTCCGGCCGAAGTAAAGCAACTAAGGATGCAACTAAAAATTGGCTCTCTCAATTTGATGTACCATTTGACGTACTAAAGATGAGACCGACCGGCCATCCCTGGGCATTTATGCCGGATGATAAACTCAAGCAACACTGGTTAGATACCCTGTTTCCTGATGACAAGAAAAATGATATTCTTTGCGTCTTTGATGATAGGGATAAGGTAGTTAAGATGTGGAGAGATAACGGATTACACTGCTTCCAGGTTGCTGAAGGCAATTTCTAAATCTTACTCTATGCTAACGACTAAAAAACTATATCGCCAAGGTGGATACATCGGCGGTGTATGTGAAGGACTAGGTGAATGGAGCGGAATCCCCAGTATCTTATGGAGGATTCTGTTCCTATTTACCCCTGGATCATTCTGGGCATATTTATTAATCTGGATATTTACTAAAGAAAAAGAATAAGTTATGTTTTTTAAATTCGATAAAGACAAGCTTCTATTTGATGAGGTTTGTTTAAAGACATGGACACTTTACCTAGCAGCTATTTTAATTGCAATTGGATCTCTTGGATACTTTATAGGTAAGTCAAAAGCAAAGGAAGTTGTAGTTAAACAATTACAAGAAGGTGAGGTTGAAATTATTATTGCTGAAGTGGATAGCTTTAATGTTGAATCTTTTATACAGATGCTAAAAGATCTTAATGTACAATACCCACACATAGTTATGGCACAGTCAATCGTTGAAACTGGTTATTGGAAAAGTCATATCTTTTTAGAGAACCATAATCTCTTTGGTATGAAACAAGCAAGACGTAGGATTACCACCGCCGGTGGGACCTCAAGAAATCATGCATATTACAATCATTGGAGAGAATCCGTGTATGACTATGCATTTTACCAATGTAGGTATTTAAGTAAGATTAATTCTGAGGAAGAGTATTTTCAGTACCTAGATGCAAGTTATGCAGAAGCCAATAACTATGTAGGTTCTCTAAAGGTGGTTATTGAAAAAGAAAAACTAAGAGAGCTATTTGAATAAACTAAAAAGGAACCTTAAGGTTCCTTTTTTTCAGTTACATTTGAAGTTTTCCAATGTTCACTATCATTAGCACCACGAGTTGGGTGAACATCATTAAAGCCTTGGTATTCTGGTGTACCGAACGCATTCGTTTCCATCCCAGCCATTTCATCCCAGTAATTTTTAAAATCTTTTACCGTACCTTTGTAATGTCTGATATTCTTTAAGTCAGCTCTTTCTTGTTCTTTAGGAGTTTCCATTACTTTCCGTATTTTTTCTTAAGGTCATGAATTGCGGTCTGAACCTTTAAACCTTCAAGATCAATCTTATCCATTTTAATTCTAAGTTCATATAACTCTATCCCGTAATTATCCCCTCTTTCTTGTGCTGCACGATATCTTTGAATATTTTCCTTTTCGCGTTTCTTTAGTCTAGCTGCAGCTTCATTAGGATTAAATTCATAGTCAGTTGCTTCACTCATTGCGCTATATGATTCGCATGCTTCGTCAATCTTTTCATTAATATGTTTCTTTGCTTCTTTAATGTACGCCTCTGCTGTGTGTTCTGGGTTATCATTACTATCATAGCTATTGGCCTGCTCAGCTACATGATTTCCTAAAGTTTCAACCGGCCCAACTATTGCATCCATGTTATAGCCAGTATTCTTATAGCTACCTCCTAAACCAAAGTTAGCTGAGTTGGTTGAGCCAAACCCCATAGGAATAAAATCTTCAAATAAAGGTAATTTTGCCATTTGTATTTGTTATTTGATTATATATTCATGAAACTAAGTCGTAAAATAACATATAAAAATAAACAACCTATTATGAAAGATTTTTACAGAACATCTGCAGGGAGAAGATTCTTTGAACAAGATGTACCTGCATTGGTTGAAGCATTGCAAAAAATATCTACTCAATTAGAAAGATCCAATGAATTAGCTGAAAAGAAAAGGAGAGTAGATGAAAAATTAAAAAAGCTTCAGATTAGAAATGCCGGAGAAAAAGAGTAAAGACCTAACCTTTGATGAATTCCTTAACCATCTAAACAAAGGTAAAAGAGGTTATATGAAAAAACCTAGATCCTGGCAAAGGGTTTGGTTTTGGTGGGAAGATAAAGAGAGATGGTTTTTAAACAAAGCTTATGATAAGAGAAAGAATGGAAAGGTTGAACCTGAAGAATCGGCTTGGATCACGGCTAAAGATATGGAACACCACTGCGGCTTTCTTGAAAGACAAGGCTACGAATATTTTAAAGATGAATAACTTACTGATTGCTTTTATGCTCTTCTTTTTAGGGCAAAGCCTTATATGGTTTCAATCTAATGGTCAATTTGTATGGCCTTGGTTTAAAGAACACCCATGGACAGTTTCAGTTCTGTTTGGTACTTTGGCTAGTTATATCTTTATACAAGCTACTGCTGTTGTTGTAGGGTACTTTGATGGTGCTTTATGGCCTGGTAGATTTATTGGATTTTCCAGTGGGATAGTTGTCTTTGCTTTATGTACATATATGTTTTTAGGTGAAGGTATAAATCTAAAAACAATTGTGTCATTATTATTGGCTACCGCATTAGTGTGTGTACAGATATTTTGGAAATGAAAGATCCTTATCAAATATTAGGAATTAGCAAAGATGCATCTGACGCTGAAATAAAAAAAGCTTACCGTAAGTTAGCCAAAGAATATCACCCTGATAGAGGAGGTGACGAATCTAGGTTTAAAGATATAGCTGAAGCATATGATGTATTAACCGATCCTAAAAAGAAAGCAAAGCTAAACAGTAACCCATTCGGTAACTTTGATGAATCTTTCTTTGAAGACTTTATTAGAAATGGGGGTCCTGGTTTTTCTGGTATGTTTAACCAAAGATATGGTTTCTCTGGTAAAGGTGGTGATGTCACTGCTCAAGTTTACATAACTTTAGAAGAAGCATACCTAGGTGGTAGAAGAGAGATTAGGGTAGGACAAAAAGTAATAAGTGTTGATATTAAACCTGGTACAAAACCTGGGCAGAAGATGAGATTAAAAGGCTTAGGCCAAAGAGGATTGACAGAAGAACAAAACGGTGATCTTATTTTAGAGGTTTTGGTTCAAGACGATCCTAACTTTTATTTAGATCAAAAAGGTTTGCATACAATTAAAAGAGTTAATTTATACGAAGCTTTATTAGGTAGTAAAGGTGAAGTACAGGTCTTTGATAAAACAATAAGTTATACAATACCTAAATGTGTTAGAAATGGAACTATGCTGCGGATTAAAGGTAAAGGGTTTCCTAATTACCACAACCCAAGTATATGTGGAGACTTCTTTGTTAACATACTAGTTGATCTACCTACCCAATTAACAGAAGAACAGGAAGAGCTCGTAAAAAAGATGAAAGATTTAAATGATGGAATTTGATAATGAAGAATTTATGAAAAGGCTGTTGGATCAATTAGAAAACACTAGTTGGGATCAATATATGGATCTATGTTATAATGTAATTGCAATGTTTCCTGATCAGGTTTTACATTATGACGAAAAGACAGCCAAGCATAAAATACAAAGCCTAGATAGAATTCTTTTACATTTTGAAGAAAAGGAAGACTTTGAAAAATGCGCTAAGATTAAAGAAATACAGGATCACCTAAAAAAATGTTAATAACTTTTTGAAAAAAGTCATAGAAAAATTTTCAATTCCCAATTATTTGTATTATATTTATAATATACAAATTTAAACGGAATATGACTGAATACACAAATCTTAATTACTTGCAATCCTTCTTAGATGAAATGCGTTCATCTTCTTCAGGAAATCATAAAATTGCAACTCTTAAAAAATATGCTGACAACTCTGAGGAGAATGGGGATAGAGAATTTCTTCAAAAGGTTTTCTTCTACACTTACAATCCCTACTATAAGTACAATGTTACTCCGAAGAACTGCAGAAAGAACTCAGATCTTGTAGGTCATCCTAATACTTACGGTAGCATCTTCACTCTGTTAGACGATCTTAGAAACCGGGTTTGTACCGGTCACTCCGCTATTGCCAATGTAAACCGCTTTATCCAGGAATGGCCACAATGGGAGACCATCATTTATTCAATTCTTAACCGGGATCTGAATATGGGATGTGGAACTACCTCTATCAATAAAGCAATCCACCCAGAACTAATTCCTACTTTTAAGGTGGCTTTGGCAAATGCCTATAATCCTAAGAGAGTGGATTTTCAGAGTGGTGAATGGTACGGTTCTAGAAAATTGGATGGTGTCCGTTGTATCTGCCGCAAGGAAATGAACACGGTTACATTCTTTTCAAGGAACGGTAAAGAATTTGAAACTCTAGGTAACCTTGAAAATGAAATTGTAAAGATCCCAGGAGACTTTATCCTAGATGGAGAAATCTGTATGGTTGATAAAGATGGTAATGAAGACTTCCAAGGAATTATGAAAGAGATCCGAAAGAAGAATCATCAAATTGAAAATCCTAAGTTCTTTATATTTGATTACTTAACCTTAGAAGAATTCGATGATAAGACTGGAATTACACCGCTTACTGAACGCCTTCGTAACGGTTATGATATTCTTCCAGAAAATATCAATTCAGATATGTTGGAATTCTTACCACAGGTTCAACTCACTACGGAGGAACAATTTACCGAAATGGTTAAAGAAGCTGAACAAGCCGGGTTTGAAGGTATCATGGTTCGTAAGGATATCGGATATGAAGGTAAGAGAAGCCACAACCTTTTGAAGGTTAAGAAATTCCATGATGCCGAATACACGGTATTGGGGTGTGCTAACGGTACCATGAGATGGACTGAAAACGGTCAACAGATTGAAAAGGAAGGACTAAGTAATATCCTTATTGAACATAAAGGTTACCGGGTATCGGTAGGATCCGGGTTCTCAAAAGAACAACGAGAATA